GTCGAAGAACCTAAATGGGTTAAAGATAATGTTGTAAACTTTATAAATTCTAAGAACGTATTTTCTTGTTTGGATGAAATCAAAGCATTGGTTATTCAAGGGAAATATGAAAAATTTGATGAACTACCAACACTTCTTCAGAGAAATATAATTTCAGCTGTTGATGAAAATCCTTTGGAAGCATTTGTTCCTGGGGATTATCGACATTTGGAAGAAGGAGAAAGACATCCTATTCCTACAAAGATATCTGCTTTGGATTCAGATATGAATGGTGGATTAGCTTATGGGGAATTTGCGTTGTTTATTGCGCCAAGCGGAGCAGGAAAGACCACATTTTCTACATATGTAAGTAACAATGCTGCAAAAGATGGTTATAATGTTCTTCAGATATTTTTTGAAGATACTGAAGAACAAATCAAAATGAAGCACGTTGCAAAGCTTATTGGTAAACCCATTAATTTTTCTTCAAATAAAAAGAATCGTAAAGTTGTAATTAAAGAAACCGATGATAAGCTCAGAAAAATAAGTGAAAAAGGTGGAAGTCTGGTATTACATTCAATGGATTCTACTGAAACTACTGTTGAAGATATAAAAAATCTTTATATCAGAGCACAAGAACAAGGTGTATATTTTCCAGATACAGGTGAATACAGAAAAATTAAATTTGACTTAGTAATTATTGACTATTTGGATTGTATAAAACCTAAAAAGAATTACAGTTCTGTATGGGAAGGTCAATCTGAAATTGCAAGAGACCTTGAGAAGTTATGTGGAAAAGACCAGCTTAATTTTGCATGTTGGTGTTTCACCCAAGGAACCAAAGCTTCTTTGAATGCAAAATTAGTTACAGGTGAGCAAATGGGCGGTGATTTTGGAAAATATAAAGTTGCTCACTTTGTTGCTTCTCTTGCAAGAACATTGGAACAACAATCAATGTGTAAAGCAACATTTTCTATTCTGAAAAGTCGTTTCGGAAGATCTGGTATCATATATCAGGATTGCATCTTTGATAATTCAAATTTAATTATTGAAATGGAGAAAGAGGAATTTCTCACAGATAAAGTAGTGAACGATATTTTAGTTGGGGCTACTGATGAGTATTAATTTTTTTAAAAAATTTTTTAATTTACTATTCAGATTGAGCTTCTATTTATTTAAACAAAATCAAAAACATGAAAGAGAAAATTTTAATCGAGAACAAAGATCGTTATGTAATTTATCCAATAAAACATCCTGACATATGGGATTTTTATAAAACAGCACAAGCTGCTTTTTGGATTGCTGAATCTGTAGATTTGTCAAAAGACCTTGATGATTGGGAAAAACTGAATGACAATGAGAAGTTTTTTGTCAAAAATGTAATATCATTCTTTGCTGCAAGTGATGGTATAGTAAATCACAATATTGCACACAACTTTATAAATGAAGTTCAATATCCAGAAGCAAGTTTCTTTTATGGATTTCAAATAGCAATGGAAAATATTCATAATTTGATGTACTCATTGTTAATTGATACATATGTAAAAGATATCGATGAAAGAGATGAATGTTTTAAAGCAATCGAAAAATTACCTATTGTAAAAAAGAAAGCTGAATGGGCACTCAAATGGATTGATTCAGATTCTTTTGCTGAAAGATTGATTGCATTTGCTGCAGTTGAAGGTATATTTTTCTCTGGTTCATTCTGCTCAATCTTTTGGTTAAAATCAAGAGGTCTTATGCCAGGACTTTGCCAAGCGAATTCATATATCAGCAAAGATGAAGCGTTACACACCGATTTTGCAATTCATCTTTACAATAACCATGTAGAATATAAAGTTTCAGAAGAAAGAATAAAAGAAATCATTCTTTCAGCGTATGAAATTGAAAAAGAATTTATAACTGATGCACTTCCAGTTTCACTCATAGGGATGAATCAAAACCTTATGACACAATATATCCAATTTGTAACAGATCAACTCTTGATTCAATTTAGATGTAAACCTGTTTTCAATGTAAGACAACCATTTGACTTCATGATGCAGATTGCAATGAAAGCCAAACAAAACTTTTTTGAAGGAAGACCTACTGAATACAAAAAAGCAGATTTATCAGGCTCAATCTCATTTGATGAAGAATTTTAATAACAAATAAACCAAAGAAATTTATGAACAAAATGGAAATCGTTAAAAGGAACGGAAGTACAATGGAGTTTAATCCATCTAAAATATTGACAAGGATAAAAAAACAATCTGAAGAATTGAAAGTAAATCCTGATGAATTATTTATTAAGGTTACTCAAGGAATTGGAGATGGTATCAGTACAAATCAAATTGATGATTTAATTGCTATTACTTCAGATTCTTTGTCACATAAGCATCCAGACTATTCAAAATTGGCTGCAAACATCTTTATATCAAGACTTCATAAGGAAACTGAAGAAAATTATTTTAAGCTTATAAAGAGGTTAAAAAACAATGGAATTGTTAATGAAACCTTATATAACAAAGTAAAGGAAAATTTTGAAGTTATACAAAAAGCTATTGATTATAGTCGTGATTATATGTTTGACTATTTTGCATGCTCTCGTTTGAAAGAAATTTACCTTCTTAAGGAAAGAGATGAAATTGTCGAAAGACCACAACATATGTACATGAGAGTTGCTTTGACTGTTACAGAAACAATTGAAGATGCACTTAAATATTACGAGTTAGTTTCAACACATAAAATTTCCCCTGCAACCCCAATCTCGATTAATGCTGGGACAAATGATCAAAGCATGATTTCTTGCAATTTGACGATGAACAAAGGAGATAATACACCAGATTTGTTAAAAACTCTTGCGAATATTTCTATATCTTCTTCAAGAGCTGAAGGAATAGGTCTTGCATTACATAATATAAGAAGTAAAGAATCTTATGTTGGTAAAGGTGGAGGAAAAGCAGGTGGTCTTTTGAAGTATATGAAAGTTGTTAATGAATCCTTAAGATTTTGGAATCAAAAAGGTAAAAGACCAGGTGCTGCAGCAGTTTATTTAGAACCTTGGCATAAAGATGTAGCAGACCTTATTGAAATAAGAAAAGAAGGGGCTGATGAACTTAGAGCAAGAGATATGTTTGCTGCACTTTGGATTCCTGACAATTTTATGAGAGCTGTGGAATCTGATGGAGATTGGTATTTGTTCTGCCCAAATGATCTTCTTAAGAATGGAATAAAACCTCTTTGGGAAGTCTATGGTGAAGAGTATGAAGTAGAGTATAATAAAGCTGTTTCATTGGGTATCGGTAATAAAATTAAAGCTCAAAGTCTTTGGAAGAAAATTCTTGAGGCTCAGATTGAGACAGGTGTGCCTTATATGACATACAAAGACCATGTTAATCATAAAAGTAATCAGCAGAATATTGGTACTATCAAATCTTCAAATTTATGCGCAGAGATTAACTTATATAGCGATGCTGAAACTACAGCACAATGCGTTCTTTCTTCATTAGTATTACAGAAATTTGTCAATAATAAAGTTTACGATTTCAAAGGATTATATGATGCTGCATATGAAGTTGTAAAATCTTTAAACGTTTTGATCGATGTAAACGATTTTTCAACTGAAGAAGCTAGAAAGGGTGCAACTGAACAAAGAGCTTTAGCAATAGGTGTTCAAGGTCTTGCAGATACTTTTGCATTGATGGGATTTCCATTTACTTCTGAAGAAGCTAAAAAATTGAATAAAGATATATTTGAAACAATTTATTATGCTTCATTGAAATCTTCATGTGATTTAGCAAAAGAAAAAGATGAAACTTATAAGTTCTTCAAAGATTCACCATTTTCTAAAGGAATTTTACAATATGACATGTGGAATGTAACAGAATTATCTGGTCTTTGGGATTGGGATTCTTTGAAAGAAGATATCGTAAAATACGGTGTCATGAATTCAACTTTAACTTCAACTATGCCAACAGCATCAAGTGCATCAATTATTGGCAGCACTGAAGCAATTGAGCCATTTTTCAGTAACATGTATATCAGAAAAGTTATTGGTGGAGAGCATATCGTTATTAACAAATATTTGATACAAGATTTGGAAGAATTAAGTCTTTGGAATGAATACATCAAAACAGAAATTATAAAAAATGATGGTTCTATCCAGGATATAAATGTGATTCCTCAAGAAATCAGAGAAAAGTATAAGACTGTTTATGAAATTTCTCAAAAGGAACTTATAAATATGTCTGCAGAACGTGCGCCTTTTATCGATCAATCTCAAAGTTTGAACATCTTTATGAAGAATCCAACTGTAGGCAAACTAACTTCTTCACATTTTCATGGATGGAGGCTCGGATTGAAAACTGGGCAATATTATCTTAGAACAGATGCAATCACAATGTCAAGAAAACAATTGGCAATTGACGTTAAAACTGAAAATGAAGACACGTTAAAGAAACCTGAAAATTCACCTTTTGAATGTTTTGGATGTTCGGCATAAAATTTTTAATAAAAAAGGGAGATTTTTAATCTCCCTTTGATATTTATATTAAAATACTAACTATGGCATTTTATAACATTAGAAGCTGTCCTGTTAATCAAGCTTGTAGAAGAAAAGACGTAAGAAATTTACTTCCAAGACAAAACGATATTGAATCACAAACAATTCTCAATATCTTAAAAGATTGTTGGGAAACACCATCAGGCAGTTGTTGGCAAACTGCTTCTGGAAGTTCTTGGCGAGTAGCTTAATCAATTTAAATATTTTATATATGGCAAATGAAAATAATCTTGGAATAACCTTTCCATATCAGGAAGATTTAACTGGTAAATTTTTAAGATTAAATCAAAATGATAAAGAAGAATTGAAAAGTAAATTAGCCCTCTTGATAACAACTCAAAGAGGGCAAAGGCTTTTTAATCCAGACTTTGGAATAAATATTGAACAATTCTTATTTCAACCTATGGATGATCAAACGTATAATGCTATACGAGACGAAATCACCAGTAATGTTACAAGATTCATACCTTCATTGAAAATTGAAAGTATTCAAACGGATGTTAGCGAATCTCAAAAATTAGTAGGTCTTCAAATACGATACTCAATTTCAGATGGAGTTATTAAGCAAACAGATGAACTTGCTATTTTATTCTAATGAAAGTTGAATATGTTGAAGTATTTATATAAAAATAAATAAAAACAAATGAAACCGAACAATTTTCCCCTAAGACCGAGTTTAGATGGTTCTGAAGAACTTTATACACAGACAGGAGACGTAGCTCAAAAATTTACTTTAAATGATTTAAAAGCTTATTTAGAAGCTTCTGAATGGACTGAGGTAATTATAAATATTTCAAGTGCCCAAATAATTTCAATGGGAAGTAGTCCAATTCAATTACTGCCTAATGCAGGTCTTAATAAATACTATATTTTTGAAGGCATTTTAGAATTTATAGGAACTGACAATCAATATAACAT